TTCCAATACTTACCATTCCGATAATGAATCGGGCCATGTATGAGTTACTCGGTTATTTCTGGAATCCAGAATACAAATCCATGTTCGTGGATGAAGATCTTTATTGGACAGCAAGAAAAATTAACGCTGTTAAAATGTGTCCCCACCTAAAGTTCCCACATGAGCATCCATCCAATGGTAAGGCTGTGACAGACGAAACCTACCAACGTAGTGCGGCCAACTGGAACCAAGGTAAGGCAGTATTTGAACGTAGGAAAAAACAAGGATTTCCGATATGAAGTTATCCATACTCATTTGTTCCCTGACTTCCAGATCGTCTCAATTGAAAACGTTACTCAATGGGTTACACTTTCAGTCAGAAGGCAAGCCAGTAGAGATACTTACTAATGTTGACAATCGACAGAAGACAACAGGACGTAAACGTCAAGAACTTTTAGAGCAAGCCAATGGGGAATACATTGTCTTTATCGATGATGATGACCACGTACCACATTACTATGTGGATGAAATGTTGAAAGCTGCTGAAAGTGGTGCCGATTGTTTTGCCATCAACGGAACGATGACAACTGACGGAAAGAATGAGGTACAATGGTTTATATCCAAAGACTATTCTAATGATGACGTTATTAGAGACGGGAAAGTTATTTATCTAAGGCACACAAACCATATAACCGCAGTTCGTCGAGAGATAGCGTTAAAGGCTGGATTCCCGAATAAATCTAACGCTGAGGATAAATGGTATTCCGATAGGTTAGTACTGAAGTCCGAGTATAAGATTAATCCACCTATGTATTGGTATCGATTCTCACGGTTTAACAAACAGTACAGATGAGCAAGGACGTCATACTTTCCTTTGCCTCGAAAGGTCGAGAGGACTATCGCGCAATGCTTTTACGCCTCATAGACTCCTGTATCGATCACTGGAAAGGAGATGTATTAGTTTATTCCCCTGACCACCATTTACAGGAATACCGGGGCGTTACTATTCATAAAGGCTACCCTAAACCAAGAGGTGTAAACTCGTACACTCATCAAGAGATGCCGTACCAGTTCAAAACGGCCATGATTCAATTGGCCAGAGAGCAAGGATACGAAAGAATTGTGTGGTTGGATTCTTCCATGCAACTCACGAGGGACATTACACCGCTCTTTGAAAAATCACGTACCGGAATCATTACTTTCCATAATCTGGGGCACGATACATGGCGGTATTTGTCAGATCGAGCACAAGAAATGTTAGAAGTATCCGACGAAGAACTAAAGACCATCCCGCAGATATGGGGCGGAGCCTTTATGCTGGATTTTACCAAGCCTGTGGTCGACGTTTTTTTCTCGTTGCTGAAATTCTATTCGGTCAATGGATCGTTTGGCAACTCAACCAGTAAGCGTCCTGGATTCATTGCCCATCGACACGACCAGTCTGTTATGAGCGTCCTAGTGCATGGAATTTGTGATATGATGCCGTACGGAACCATTGTATGTCCTCCCCATCACATTACCAAAGAATACGGTGAAGATTACTATTTACTCTGTAAAGGTTTATGATTCTACTATCTATATTGATGCCGACCCTACCCGAGCGTGCAGATCGTTTCACGAAACTGTACAACGAGGTACATCGACAGATGGAGTATATTCAGACTTTCCACCCAACGATTGGACGGTGCGAAGTGCTAGTAAACTCTCTGCCCAGGTTCCTAGACGGGGGGCCAAGTATTGGTATGAAGAGACAATCGCTAATCAACAAGGCCGAAGGAAAATATTTATGTTTTCTAGACGACGACGAGCAGATAGCGCCTCACTATCTGGAAAGCCTCATGAGGCTATGTAGGCAAGGCCCGGATATAGTAACTTTCCGCGCTCTAGCCTTTATGTCAACGTATTGGGGACTCGTTGATATGAGACTAGCCTACAAACTAAATGATCAATTAAGCCCTGATTACACAGCACGTAGACAACCTTGGCATATATGTCCTGTTAAAGCTGAATTTGCTAAACTTCACAAATTCAAAGACATCAACAACGCTGAAGATTTCGATTGGATGGAAAGAGTTTTAGGGCAGTGTACAACGGAGGTCCATACCGATAAGATATTATTCATGTATAATCACGGGGAACATTCAGAAGCAGATAAAATACCATTACCTTAAAAAATTATGTATTCACAAAACAGAGAAGAGGAAGTAATATTGAACTACTTCAATGGTTATGTTGGAACCCTTTGCTCATTAGGGGAAAATGACGGAATAACTTTTAGCAACGCCCGTGCCCTTATTGAACGTGGCTGGAAAGTGGTTCTTATTGAACCGGATCCGGTAGCATTCTCAAAACTTAAAGAACTCTACAAAGGGCATAAAGGTATTTACTGTTATGACTATGCGATCAGCGGACACAACGGTAAGGCTATGCTGCAAACCTCTTCCTCTCTTTTAAAGAAAGGTGATATGGGTCTGGTGAGTACATTCCACGGATCCGAAATGGATAGGTTTAAAAGTGTGGTAACCTATGAGCCGGTAGAGGTTAAAACATTCAAATGGAAAACTGCCATAAATCGCTGGCAGATTAAGAAGTTTGATTTCATTTCAATGGACATCGAGGGCGATGAGTTAAGCGTACTCCCTGACATTGACCTATCAGAAACAAAACTGGTTTGTATCGAGTTTAACGGTAAGCAAGACTTAAAAACAGAGTACGAAAAGTACCTGAACGGATTTAAATTACTCTATACGTCAGGAGAAAACTTAATTTACGGAAGATGATAGAGTTTATTGCAGCCTTATTTATTGCAGTGTGCTGGATTAGGGGCTTTGAATACACCTTTAATGATGGGGAGATATTCGGGAAGCTGGGGAACTGGATGCGAGATAAATTCCCTGAATGGGTAAGTAAGCCTTTGTTTAATTGCCGGTATTGTATGTCTTCTCTACATGGTACGTTGATATTCTGCTTACTGTTGTGGGGCTACCCTTGGTACATGTGGGTAGTGTTCTGCTTTTGTACCTGTGGTTTTGTAACAATCACAAGTGAATGAGACTCGCCTCCATTATTATTTGTTGGGACGATTGGGAATTACTTCACCACGCCGCCCACCAAATGAGAAAGTTAGTGGATCAGGTCATAGTGATCTACTCTCACCAGTCAAATACCGGGGAAGTTTCGGTACCGCCCTCCGGAGCAGTACCCGGTTTTGCACTGGCTTATAGATTTGAGCCTGATCTTAACAAAAGGCCAGCGGATAATGAACGTGCCAAGCGCAATTTTGGGATAGATAAAGCTCGAGAACTAGGATTCACCCATTTCATTCTGTCCGATTCCGATGAGTTCTACGACCCCGAAATGTTCCACGTGGAACAGCAAAGGTTCCACAACGACCCCACATTGGAAGGATTAGTTTGTGCCTCAAAAGTTTATTTTAGGTACCCGACCTTAACCATTGGGCTAGATACCACGCTCGTTCCCTTCATCCACAAACTGACCCCAGACATCAAGCACGTATACAATAGGCGTTACCCCTTCGCTTGGGAGGGAGGAAGCATCCGAATCGACCCGACCCGGCAATTAAATATTACCAGCGGTGTAAAATGGTCACCAATTGTCATGGATCACTATTCATGGGTACGGGTGGACTACCAGAAGAAGATTCGCAATTCAACAGCTAGGGCCAATATAGAGCGATCCACCATCTTGAAGGATTTATTGCAAGCAAAACCAGGGTATTTCTGTGAATTTTATGGTAAGGTTTTGAACACGGTTTCAAACCGATACAATTTACCGACATACGATGTCCTGGCACTTCAAAATATTCAACCTATTTCGGCAGCCGGCTCCCCGAAATGCGGAAACTAACGAGAATTACCTACCCTATGAGCTAAATAGATCAGGGAAAGACAATTTTCCGCTCATGTGGGCAGAGGCTATTGACAATTCCCCATCCGCTACATCCTGCCTTTCCACTGTACAAGACTTCGTAGAAGGCTTTGGGTTCTCCGATCCATTGCTTGAAAAGAAGATTATAAACTCAAAAGGGGAGAACTTTTTTCAATTCCACCAGAAAGTCACGAAGGACTGGACCCGATTTAAGGGTGTCTATGTACATGTTATGTATAACACCTTGGGGGAAATTACTGAAATTGATGTTTTGCCTTTTCAAAACTGCCGATTAGGGAAGCCAGACAGCAACGGATACATTTCTAAGATACATTATAACCCATTTTTCGGCACATCCGACTACAAAGGTTATGATAAAAAGATGACCACGGTATACGATGTATACAACCCTAATGCGGTACGCTCCCAAATAGCCAATCAAAAGGATAAATACCGAGGACAGGTACTTTTTGTTGGTTTAACTAGTCCATTAAGCCCATACTATCCAATAAACGAGGCCTATTCCGCTGTCAAGTGGATGAAAATAGAGTCCGGCGTATCCGATTACCATGAAGACAACCTAAATAACGGGTTCCTACAGCCGTTTATGTTGATCATGCGAGGAAATCCGAACGAGCCATCCACAAACCCCGACTACGCAAACCACAATGGGGATAATAAACCTGCTACGATTGCCCAGGAATTTGATGACGTGATAGCCAGCAATTTCATGGGGGCGAAGCGTGTTGGTAATATGTTGGTACAATGGGTATCCCAAGGAGAAGAAAAACCGGAACCAATCGCCCTACCTGCCAATAATAACGGTGATTTGTTTATGACCCTAGATCAGCAGGCGATCAAAAAGATCACTATAGGCTGGAAAGTGCCCGCTATTCTAGCGAATATTAATGAAGGGGTATCCCTCGGTGGTGATGGTAACGCAGTCCGGGTAGCTGTAAAACTCATGCAGCAGCGTGTTAAGAAGGATCAGCGTGTAGAGACAGACCTTTACAGTAAGTTGTTAAGCAAGTTCGAAACCCCATACGTACAGGATATTACAATCGTTCCTTACAATCCATACCCTGAAATGGAAGTATTGGATGATAAGATATGGGAGGCTATGACAACCGAAGAGCAGAGACAATGGATTAATGATAATACGGAGATTGAACTCATAGAGTC